CTGGCGCCCGTGGCCAGGCGGGTGGGACCGATCGGCCGGGGCGGGCTGGCGCTGACGCGGTACCTGGGCATCCGGAGCGCCATGTACGGGCGCGACCGCGTGTACCGCACGGGCTCACGCGAAGCGCGCGACGCCATCCGCGGTATGTCGGTGGACGTGGGCGTATTCGATGAGGTGCGCACCCAGCGCGACTACGACACCTGGGCGGCGCTCGAGCCGACGACGACCGCCCGCCCTGACCCGCTGATCCTGGCCATATCGACCGCGGGCGATGACCGATCGGTCCTGCTGCGCGACTGGTACGAACGCGGCCGACGGATCATCGAGGGCGCCGAGCCAGGCGCGGGGTTCGGGATGACCTGGTACGCGGCGCCCGACGACCTGGCGCCCGACGACCCGCGGGCGTGGGCGGCCGCCAACCCCGCCGTGGCGGAAGGGCGGCTCGACCCCGCCAGGATCGAAGAGGCGTTCCGGAGCTCGCCATCGGTCATGTTCCGCGCGGAGCGGCTGAACCTCTGGACGGAGGGCGTTGACGAATGGCTACCGCCAGGTACCTGGGCGTCGCGTATGCGGCCGATGCCCGAGCCCACGGGCGCCGTGGTGCTCGCGGTCGAGGTAACCCCAGCGTGGACGCGCGCCACGGTCACGGTGGCGATGCCCACGGCCGACGGCGCCTGGCTGGGCACCGCGGGCGAGCTCGTGGGCCAGGTATCGCCCGAAGGGCTGTACGCCATGCTGCTCGAGGCTGCGACCGTCTGGCACCCCGCAGCGATCGCGTACAACGTGGCGGGCGCTGCAGCTCGCGAGGGCGAGGGCGTGGGCGAAGAGCTGGACGTGCCCACCGTCAAGCTCACCATGCGCGATCTGCGCAACGCGTCAGACCTATTCCGGTCCGAGCTGATCGCGGGGCGCCTGGCCGTGTCGTCCGACCCCATGCTGGCGCACCAGGCGCGGGTGGCGCGGCCGTCGGGGTCGCTCGAGGGGGGCGAATGGTATCTGTCGGTACGCGAGTCACCAGGCGATATCGACGCCATCCGCGCTGGGGCGTGGGCAGCGTGGGCGCTGCTGGCCCCGCCCGAGCCTGAATACCCCGTGCAGGTGTTTCCTTAGCCCCGGCGATTCTCGCGGGCGTACCGTTCCACCTCGCTGCGACTGACGGACCAGTCTCGCCCGACCTTACGGGCGCGCAGCGTGCCCCGTGCGATCGCGCCCCGCAGGTTATCGGGCGTCACCCCCAGGATGGCGCCCGCCTCGCGCAGCGTCATCGCCCCCCCCGCTCATGGGCTGCGGTTCTCGGCCCCCGTCCGCAGATATCGCACCTTGTGCGGTTCGCTGCGTCTGGCTGGAAATAGTGCCCGTTGGCGCGATCGAAGAGGCGCTGGGCGCCTGCAGCGCGGCCGTCGGCATCGGCGCGACGTTCCTGCCCGATCGGGCAGGACGGGGCGCACGACCCCTCGCATTCGGGGGAATGGCCGCCGTTGCGGTCGAGCGTCGCCTGGTCATACATCGTTCGTTCCTTCCTGGTGGGTGCGTTCGTGGTCACGGGTGAATATTACGCCAGCGTAAGTGTAAGTGTCAATACCCTAGCGTAAGTTATCAGTATGCGATAATGCCCCGGCCGTATTCTCATATGCTGGGGAGCGCGTGAGAATGGCCCCGGGCTGAAAAGCTCGGGCAGGGTCGAGGCGTCCCGCCCGTGGCAACCAGGCGGGACGCCTCCCCATTCCAGAGGGGCCGTGAACATTGACTCAGCGAACGCAGCCCGATACGCCATCGTGGCTATCTGTCTCGTGCTCGTGGGCGCGATCCTCACGCTCGGCCCCGTATCGGTCGAGCAGCGCGCTGCGGTCCTGGCGGGCATCGTGAGCGTGTTGCTGGTCCTGGGCTACCAGCGCCGACGCGATGGGTAAGAAGCGGCGCGAGCTCGCGCGGGCCGAGGCGCAGACCGCAGAGCGTCATGAATTCGACGTGGGCGGGATGCTCGGGCATGGCACCACCTACACCGTCAACGTCAGCGAACGCACCGCCCTGGGCATCGACGTGGTGTACGCCTGCGTCCGGGTGATCGCAGACGCGGTAGCCGACGCGCGCTGGGGTGAATGGAAGGGCGACGAGCGCCTAGACGACAGTCGCCTGGTGCGCCGCCCCGACGGCCGACGCACGCGGCGCGACTGGTCGTGGCAGATGGCCGCCACCCTCTGTCTGTACAACGTGGCCGCGGTCGAGCGGGAGGGCACCGCCACCGACGGCGGCGCCATGAACCTGGCCCTGCTGCGACCTGGCCAGCTCACGCGCTCGGGCGATCACTGGGTGATCGACGGAAACCGCACGGTGCCAGACGATCGCATCCGCGTGCTGCGCCGCGCGATCTGGCCCAGCGTGACCGAAGAGCTCGGCACCGTGCTGAAGCTTGCGCGCTCGACCTTCGCTGCAGCCTGGGCGGCCGACGCGTACCGCGCGGATTTCTGGCAGAACGGCGGCGCCCCCCAGATCGTGCTCACCACCGACCAGAAGCTATCGAGCGACGATGCCGATTCGGTGCGCGACCGATGGGTAGCCAAGCGCCAGGAATCGCCAGGCGCCCCGGCCGTGCTCGGGCTGGGCGTCGAGGCAAAGCCCCTGGGCGCCGACCTGGCGGGCGCCGACGGCGGGGGTAGCGCCGACCGGATGGGCCAGGCTGCAGCTCGCTATTTCGGTATGCCCGCCTGGCTCGTGAACGTGGCCAGCGCCGCGGGCTCGCTGACGTACTCGAACACCGAGCAGGCTGGGCTCGACCTGGTGCGGTACACCCTGCGGGGCTATCTCGGGCCGATCGAGGACATGCTCAGCGAAGAGCTCCCGGGCGACTACCTCACCGGGCGCCGCGTCGCGCTCGACGTGAGCCACCTCACGGTAGGCACCCTGCTGGAACGCTTTCAGGCGTACGACATTGCCACCCAGCACCGCGCATGGATGACCCCGGCCGAGGTGCGCAAGGAGCTCCACCTACCGCCCGACGCGGCGCTCGACGACCAGGGCGCCCCCGCGCCCGCCATGGAATCAATCCCCGCGGAGGGCGCGCTATGACTCAGGCTGAAACCAACCCACGGGTGGATTTCCGTACGGGCAGGATCGTGAGCAACGAAGAGGTGGCGCCCGATGCGCCGCTGCGCACCGACCCGAAAACGGGCGCCTATGAGGGGCGCAAGGCGGGGGGCAAAATCCGCGCGGGCTCGCGCCCCCAGGGCAAGCGTGGCAAGGAAGAGAAGCCACCCCGCCCGCCTGGCATCACGCGGGCCAGCTCGACCCCGAAGAAGGCCGCCAAGCGCGCGAGCTCCGAGCTGCGGAGCGTGTCGGCCGATGGGTCGATGGCCCTGCGGGGCGAGGCAGAGGGCGACGGGCTGACGATCGAGGGCGTAGCGGTTCGCTATGACACCCCCACCCGCCCGGGCGCCACGGCCGAGTTTCCGGGGATGCGCGAGGCGTTCGCGCCAGGGTCATTCGCTGACGTGCTGGCAGCTCGAGGCGAGCGCCCGTTTCCGATCATCGACGAGCATGACGGCACGGTGGTGGGCTCGGCCGTCCTGGTCGATGGCCCCGACGCCCTCCGCTACCGCGGCCGTCTGCTGACCAGCCAGGCAGCGCGCGATTTCGCAGAGCGCGTGCGCGCCGGGGTCGTGTCGCCGTCCATCGAGTTTCTGATCGGCGCCGTAAAGCGTGCTGGCGACACGATCGTGCATACGCGCGTCGAGGCGCTGGGCGGCATCGCAGGTACCTACAAGCCCGCATACACGGGCACCACGTTCGCCGTGAGGCGGGAGGGTTCGACCATGAAGCATTGCGAGCATTGCGGCGCGGAGCTCGCGCTGGCCCCGTGTCAGTGCGATGGGGCGCTCGACGCGCGCGCCCATGCCAGCGAGGGCGAGGGCGAAGCCAAGCGATCGCACGCGGGGCACGCGGCGCGGGGCATGGTGATCCCCACGACCGACGATATCCGGCGCATCGCGATCGAAGCCACCGAAGAGGTGATGCGCCGCCAGGCGGGCGCCGTCGCCACGGGCACCGACCCCCTGGGCGATCTGCGGTCTTACCGCTCGCTGGGCGATCTGATGTACGCGGCCGCTCGAGCCGACGCTACCAGCGAGCTCCGCAGCTATGCCGCGCGCGCCCTGGCTGATCAGCTCACGACCGACACGAATACGGGCGTTACCAGCCTGAATACGCTCACGAGCAACATCGCGGGCATCGTGTCGCGGGGCCGTCGGGCCATTACCGCGTTCGGCGGGCCGCGCCCGCTGCCCGATGCCCCCGGGATGAGCGCCACCTGGCCGTATTTCGACGGCACCCTGTCGGCCCTGATCGGTGTGCAGGCGACCCAGAAAACCGAAATCACGTCGGTAAAGGTGCAGCTCAAGCAGGGTTCCGAGCCCATCCAAACGTTTGCGGGTGGCTCTGATATCGCGTTCCAGCTTATCGAGCGTAGCGACCCCAGCTACCTCGAGGCGTACGGCCGGATCATGCTGCTTGCCTACGCGGTCGTGACCGATGCCGCGTTTGTGACCGAGCTCGAGAGCGGCACGACCACGGGCGATACGGCCGAGCCGATCGGCACCGTCGATGCCACCGAGCTGCTGGGGCTGCTGGTCGATGCCAGCATTGCGGTCGAGACCGCCACGGGCGCCCCGGCCGATTTCGTGCTCGCGAGCACCACGGCGTTCACCGCGGCCGCCAAGCTCTTTACCCCGACCCCCGTGAGCAACGCGCGCGGGTCGCTCGACCTGCCAGGGCTGCAGGTGAGCGCGGGCGGGCTGCCCGTGATCCACGTGCCGTCGATCACGGCGGGCAAGTTCATTGTGTCCAACCAGCTCGCAGCGGGCTGGTATGAGGCGGGGCCGTTCCAGATCAGCGCCACCGACGTGGCCAAGCTCGGGCAGGACGTGGCGTACTGGGGCATGGGCGTCCCCGCGCGGTTCATCCCCGCGGGCATCATCGAGGTGTATGACGTCGTTCCATGACCTACGTCACGGGCGCGGCCATCCTGGCCCACGCGAACGTATCGAACCCCAGCGCGGCCGATACCGCCTGGGCCGATACGTGCGCGCTCGCGGTCGAGGCGCTGATCAGTCATCGCATGGCCGGGGTCACCGTCGATCCCGGTAGCGATGCCGAGCGCGAGCTGGTGCGCGCCGCCCTGCAGGACGGGGCGGCCGCGTACACCGACCGCAAGGCGCCCCATGGCTACCTATTCAGCTCCGACGCCACGGGCACCACGGTGCGCCTGGGGCGCGATATCGCGCGCGCTCTGGAACCCGTGTTCACGCGATACGCGGGCTACGGCATCGCATGACGCCAGGCGAGGCGCTGCAGCAGCTCGCGGACCTGCTCGAGGATGCGGGCGTGTCGGTCTCGCTGAACCCTGGTGAGGATGACCCGCCCGTGGTCGTGCTCTTCAGCGACGGGGGCGATATGCGCGACACGATGCGCGACGGTAGCGCGCGCTGGACGTTTCGCGCCGTCTGTCTGTCGGGCGGGTGGGAGCACGCCAGCGCCGCCACGATGCTGGCCGATACCGTCGCGGCCGTGGCGGGCGCGATCTGGGCGGCGCCCGCATGGACGCTCGACCGCGTTTCGGGTGACCGCGCCCTAGTGATCGGCGGGGCAAACCGCCTGGCCGCTGACGTGTTCGCCACCACCACCGTGCAGCTCTAGGAGGGCGTAATGGCCAGCGTTCCGCAGATTCTGAAAACCATCACTTTCACCCTCGACGGGGAGGATTTCAGCCAGGACGTGCTCGACGTGGCCGTGGTGCCAGCGCCCGGGGCCATCCAGACCGTGCGTACGCTCGACGGGGTGACGCACCAGGATGCCGAGAGCGAATCGTGGACGCTCGACGTGCGCTGTGTGATCGACTGGGATTCGACCCGCCCGGGGCTCGCCTGGTACCTGAACGAGAACAAGGGCGACCAGGTGCCATTCACGTTCACCGACACCACGGCCGCCGTCAGCACCACCAAGCCCGGGATGACCGGCACCGTAACGCTGGTGCCGATCCCCTACGGCGGGGTGGGCAACACCTTCGCAGAAGCCACCGTGTCGCTGCCCATGGCCGCGGCGCCGACGCCAGATACGGCCCCGTAATGGCGGGGGCGCGACCCGCGCCCGCGGTCACGGTCACGGGTGGCAAAGAGCTGCGACGGGCGCTGAAGCACCTCGAGGATGGCACCGACGATCTGAAGGACGCCAACCAGGCCGCGGGGCAGCTCGTGGCGGATGAGGCAGAGACGCTGGTGCCCGTGGACTCGGGGCTGCTGCGCTCGAGCATCCGCGCTGCCCGCCAGGCGAAGGGCGCCAGCGTGCTGGCGGGCTCGGGTCGCGTGCCCTACGCGGCGCCCATCCATTTCGGCTGGCGGGCGCGCAACATCGAACCCCAGCCCTTCCTATATGACGCGCTCGACAACCGACGTGATGAGGTGGTCGAGGCGTACGCCAAGCAGGTGGGCCAGCTCGTGAAACGGTTCGACCGCGAGGCGCCGTGATGGAGGTTGCACGTGACGATCGAGACACCGGAGCAGATCGAGACACCGCAGCGGGTCGAGCTCGACACGCGGACCGTGACCCTGTACGAGCTCTGGCAGGTGGAAGAGGCGAGCGGACGGACGGTGCAACAGCTCGTGGCGACGACCACGGGCACGCTGATGCTGGCCCTGTACGTGAGCGAGCTACGCGAGCGCCGACGATCGGGGAGCTCCGAGCCCATGCCGAGCTGGCAAGAGCTAGGCGACCGTCCGGTACACGCCGTCTGATCCTGCAGCTCGCCTGGGCGACGGGCTGGACTCCCAGCGAGGTGGCCGAGCTCACGGTGGGCGACGTGGAATACCTGAACGAGATCGCAGCGGAGCGACGACGTGGCGCGCGCAGATAGCACCATCGCGGTTCATATCACCGGCGATAGCAAGGATCTGGGCAAGGCCGTTGATAACGCCAACACCAAGATGGGCAAGCTTGGCGGGGGCGCCGTCAAGCTTGGCGGGCTGATCGCGGGCGCGTTCGCGGTCGATGCCGTGTTCGATTTCGCGAAAACGGCGCTGGACGAATCCGACCGGGTGGGCGATGCCCTGGCCGTGCTGCAGGCGCAGCTCGGTACCGATATCACGACCGCGCTCGATAAGGCATCGACCGGGTTCCACGAGCTCGGCCTATCGCGGGGCGACGTGCTCGAGCTCGAGACGGCCGTAGCTGATATGGCCACGGCGCTCGGGCTATCCAAAGACAACATCGCGGAGCTCGCGCCCGACCTGGTGACGGCCGCGGGCGCTATCTCCCTGATCACGGACAAGGACCCGAGCGAGGTTATCGACCTGATCGGCAAGGCCGCGGGCGGTAGCGGTAAGGCGCTCAAAGAGCTGGGAATCGCGCTCGACCCCATCGACGTGCAGCAGCAGGCGATGGCAGACACGGGCAAAACCAGCGCCGACCAGCTCACGAAATCGGAGCTCGCGGCCGCCCGATACAAGCTGATCATGGAAAAGCTCGCCCCGAAGATTCAGGCCGTCACCGACACGGCGCCCGATCTGGAAGCGAGCCAGAAGGAAATGCAGGCGCGCTGGGAAACGCTGACGGGGCAGATCGGGGACCAGCTCGCCCCGGTCATTCAGGACATAATTCACGACTTTATCGAGCTCGGGGAATGGCTACTCGACGCGGCCGGGGCGATCGGGGATTTCGGGTCAGCAGCCATGACCCTGGCGGCCGATATCACCGCGAACGTGATGGGCGTCATGCAGGGGTTCGTCGATATCGTGGGC